CTGGCACAGCGAAGGTTCTAAACAAGGGGTTTTTGATAAGAACAAGCATCTAGAAAAATCCGTCCTTGCTGCGAAGAACGGCATAAAGTTGCTGCAGATATTTGAGGATGAATGGAGAGACAAGCGAACGATATGCGAGTCGATGATCCGCCACCGCCTCGGTATGGATCGTCACAGGTGTAAGACCTGGTCCACAAAGGTCGTCGAATTAGGCACACAAGAACAAAGGTCTTTCTTCGATTCTACACACATCGCAGGATACGTCCCGTCCAAGGTAACGTGGGGATTGAGAGACAGGAGTGGTACCGTCGTCGCTGCCCTGTCGCTTCGTACACCAAGGAACGGCAAGAAGTATGAAGGTTATCTAGAGATTGCTCGATACAGCACTGCTCAATTGACCTCCGTTCCTGGAGGTTTATCTAAATTGATGAAGAGAGCTAAAGAATGGTGCGCCCAAAATGGGTATCGTGGAATTATAACTTATGTTGATCGTCGCATTGGTGAAGGAAACGGATATAAGTCTGTAGGGTTTTCTTTTCTAGGATCAACAGCTATAGATTATTGGTATACTGATAATCAACTTCGTTACAATAGATTTAAGTTTAAGGCAAAAGGCGGAAAGACAGAGCGTCAGATCACGTTTGAAGCAAAAGTTTCTAGGATATATGGGTGTGGATCGCATAAGTACTTTATGGATTTATCGTGATGTTGTCGCCTGAAGAGAATATATAATTTTATGTCTCGTCACAATGACACGAAGGTTTTATTTGAGGGATGGTGAAGGTTTATTTTTGAAGCTGATGAAGAACAGCCTCAAAAGCCTGATCCAACGCCGGAAGAAATAGTTCGTATAATGAAATCGTTGGAACCTATTTTAAAAAAAGCAGATAAGTCGAAAGTTACTCTTGCTTTAAAACACGTTTCTTCTCCATCTCCATTAGATGATAGTTCGAAAGACGAACAAGAATTAGGAAAATTGTTTATAGACATCATATATTCAGATAATCCTGATAGCGTCATGCCATTATTCAGACAGTTAAAGAAAATGGCTACAGATGATGAGAAACAAAGAAAACAAGAAGAAGATTTAGAAAAAAAGAAAAAAGAAGAAGAACGTAAAGAGGAAGATACATGATTGTTGTATAATCTCTTTAGTGAAGCAGCGTAGAACACATGGTCAGCCTAAATTAGCAAAAGAACGTTGCGAGATTTGTGGTTATGATAGACCTGCAGCGATAAACTATCATCACATCATTCCTAGATGTGACTCTAGATGCACCAATGATAATCACAATCTAGCGGTTGTTTGCCATTCATGTCATGATTTAGTTCATGCTGGTGAGATAACGATTATCGGTGTGTATTCTTCTACGGGAGGAAGAAGACTCATGTGGTTCCGTGCCGGAGAAGATCCACCATTCGAGAAGGAATTCTGGAAGGTAAAAGAAAATCCTTTGATATTAAGACGTAGGAAACAATAAAACTTTTTATATAATTTTCTTATGGACTATATAATTGTTTTATGTCTATGGAAAAAAGCTTTTTGAAACGAGGAATGGTTTTTATGTCTGTGGTCATCACTTCCTTGTATGGTTGTGAGCGTCCGAATCCGAATAAGCTTGCTGGTGATACATCTGCTGTTTTTAATGATTGTCCGTCTCCACAAGACGACGCAGCGACTGTTTCTACGGGCGTTGGAAATGTTGAGACGTCGACCGGCAAGACAGTTGGCGTTTCTGTTACTTCAACATCTTCAGGAGGATCTCAGAAAGAAGAGACTGAGTTAGATAAAAGAGAAGTTGACTATTCTGAAGCGTTGAGAACAGCTAGCATTTTGATCGTTGGAGATTCTCCTACGTTGTCAGAGATCTATGAGTTAGGAGATTTGCCGAGCGGTCAACAGAGAGACAAATATGAAGAATTAATCGACAAGAAATTATCTGATCCGCGTTTTGCAGATACTCTTGTTGAGTTTTTTAAATACACATTTAAGATGGGTGGAGCAGCCGCTGTTTCAGGCGAACCTACGAGGGATACAGCACCTACGTTTGCTGCAAGGATTGTGTATGAAGAGAAAGATTGGAGAAACATTTTAACTCAAGAGACCAATACGTGTCCGACGTATACCCCTTTGACAAAAATGTTTTCTGACGGTAATTGTATGAATTTGCCTGGAGGAATGAATCATTCCGGGATTCTTACCGATCCTGGTGCACAAAGCCTGTACTATGGAAACTTGTCTTTTAGACGTAATCGTTTTTATCATGAGACATTCTTATGTAGATCTGGAAATGAGCAAGCTGGTGGAGAACCGACTGATCAACCACCTACTATGTCACCTTGTAGCGGAGTAAATCCAATTCCAGGATATCAAAACAAATGGCCAGTTAACGAGATAGCTGGATCATGTAACGGTGGAAGAGTTGATTTTCATGCATATAATGCAAGCAATGTTTGCGCAAATTGTCATGCAACATGGAATCATCGTTCACCGCTGTTCAGTCAGTTTGATTCAAAGGGAATATTCCAACCATTGACTTCAAGCGGTGAGTATTCTGTTTTTGTTCCCGTAGAAGGATCGCCAAGAGCTAAGATGTCTGACTGGTTATGCATTGATCCTTCCAAATGTCCGAACGGTGGAAACAACGTTACTGCATGGAAAAAAACCATGAAAGTTAATGGTGCTGATTCTGCTGCTCTTGCTGGCACGATCAACGAATTAGGAAAAGTCATGTCACAAGATGATGAAGTCATTGAATGTGCGGTCAAGAGAATGTGGAATTATTCTATGGGAAGGGCAGACATTACTGAGATAGGTGGTAGAAGTTGGGTAAGCTTGCCTGATCGTAAAGACGAGAATCCTGAGTTATTGACCATGTCAAAGTTAGTTTCCCAGTTCAAAGGAAACGGATACAATTTGAAAAAAGTTTTTAGAACGATCCTTATTTCTGATGATTTTACGAGGTTTTAAAATGAGATCATTACAAAAAATAGTTATTTTTTCTTTTGTTTTATTGTTGCAGTCTTGTGGAGCACCTGTTGCTGACGTAGGCGAAAATGATTGTGCAAAAGACAGCGTAAATTCGTCAGTTCAATCATCTTCAGTCGCTGTTTCTGTTGCTTCCGGTACAACCTCTGCAACTTCAGGAGCCGGTGGTTCTGTTAATGATCCACAATCTTCTAGTTCTTCAGGAATGAATGATTTGCCTAACTTTGAAGCGCCCATGCAAGATGAAATATCTACGAGACTTCACGGTTGCCACAAACTTTCGTACGTTCAACTAGGAAATTTTTTAAAATCTAGAGGAGTTGCAGTACCTATGGGTAACGTTTCTGACGTTCGAACGACACAAATTTCGGTTTTTGGTTCATCACAAACGTTAGGATCAATTTTTGGAGGAAGCGGATCGTCTTGTGAGATGGCAGTCACTGTTGCCAATGGGACGAATGATCCTGTTTGTTCAGGCGGAGAAGTTTGTTTTTGCAATCAAGATGATAAAATGAACCAAGTCAACAGAAGCTGTTTGGATGTTGGGAATAATTCTCCTGACGCTGCTGATGGATATTGCGTTGCTAAACCAGCCGCTGCTGGATTTCTTTATTTTTCTGGAAAAGACGCATTGGGCGTTCCAAAGCTTGATTCACGTCTAGGAGAAAAAGAAGAACATTCAACAGCATCTGCAATGAAGTTAATGGACATTTTTGTTCAAGCTGCTCCGCAAATAATCACGAACATTGGAGATCCTTTAAAAGCACCTGCATGCACATTGAATGGTAAAAACAAACCTATGTTTGCCAGCGACGGCAGTTGTGTCGAAGAATCCGTAAGCTGTTTGCTTGGAATTCCAGCTACTGAAGATCACATGTTGCTTTGTAACTTGTTGCTTGATAAAGCGAATAAAAATGATGCAACTGACGTAATGAAGAAAAGAAATATTGTTGTCGCAGCGTTGCTTTCAGCAGCACATTCATGTCAATGAAGGGAAAGATGAGAAATGTCAAATTGGAAATTAAAAGAACTTCGTGGCGATAGCCGTAGAACATTTTTAAAGATGTGTACAGTTGCAGCAGCCGCTGTGGGAATTGAAAGAACAAAGCTTCTAAATTTTCTATCTGATGAAGGTGGATATGGATTAGCTGAAGCAGCTGTGTCGAACTATGGAAGATCTTTGTTGGTTCCTTCTCCAAACGGCGTATACGCTTGGTTTCAAGAGCTATGGCCGGTTGCTGATGTTGGATTAAAATCTTGTCAAAATGCAAACGTTCCTGGATTGTCTTCTGCGTTTGGAGGAACGTCTTCATACCTTTACACATCTCAAAGAGGTTACAACCCTGCAAATGGGTATAGAGGAACATATACGCCCGGTAAAGGAAATGCAATGCCGTCTTTGCCTTCAGGGGTAAAATCATGGGACGGTGGAGACAAGCCATTTTTTTATGGTCCTGATGCACCATGGTTCGACCACATCAATGGAAAGCCAAAATATCCTGTTACTGCGTATATGTCTGGAAAGGATGAAACGCATACGGAATTCCCAATTTCGCATATGTCATTATCAGGAAATTCATCTCTTCAAGCAGCATTAGCTTCTTTAGGAGCCGCTGGGTCGTCAGCAATAGTTCCTGTTTTAGGAATTGATCCTGTAAAATATGGTAGAGCCCCGGGCGCTCCTGAAGTTGCAACTGTTCCTAGTTCGTTAGGAATGATTGACCTTTTTAATTCAGCTGCAAGTCAGTTCACGTTGGCAAGTAAGGTTGATCAAGAATTGTTTGAGACATATTATAAAGCTTTGGTAGGATTAAGAAAGTCATCTGATAGATCGACATGGTTACCTCAAATGTCAGTGACAAAAAATGCTGCAAGGATTATAGGTCTTAATTTTGCTGCGCAGCTGACACCCACCAGCCAAGATTTAGTAGATTTTGGAATTCAAGAGATGATTGATGGTATGACAGCAAATTCGTCTTATATGACTGCTTCACAAAGAGTAGGAATTGAGGAGTTTGGTCGAGTTCTTATTGTCGTTGCAAAAGCATTTACGTTAGGGGTGTCGAAGACAGCAATCGTGGCTCTGTCTCCTGGTCCAACCAGCGACACGACCTTCACAGACCCCCACGTTACATTCGATAATTCTATGTTATTAACTCAAGGAAGAAATACGACAAAACATTTAGGGAAGGCTTTGGATGGATTTTATGGATATTTATCGAATCAGATAGACCCTGAAAACCCAACAGAGAAGCTTGATAAGAGCACTGTTTTCGTTGCTTATGGTGATACGCCTCATACTCCGCTTGTAGGATCTACATGGCCTGATGCAACTCCTGATGCATGCAATTGGATGTATGTCATGGATCCTAGAAACCATATAAAAAATGGATGGTTCGGTCATGTGTATGCAAATAAAGTTAATGGAAAAAATGCAGTCGGATACAACCCTTTGACAGGAATGGACGATTCTACAAAAACGTCTGAACAAGTTTCTGCGTTTGGATCTGCGGCGGCTGTTTTTGCGACGTCAAACGGAGATTCTAACAAAACATCAGAATATGGAGTTTCTACAAACATCATACCATCTTTAATAAACCTTAAATAATTGAAGTAAGGGTTATCGGTTGAATTCAACGTAATATTTAAATGTCATGGATAGGCATCTAATTAAAGAATATGTTCGATTGATTTTAGAAAAAATTCGAACTGTAAAAACTGGATCTTCATTTGGAAATAAATTTGATATTAGAAAATTTAAGTCTTTAGAAAACATAAACTTTATGAAAGCTTATGCAGATTCGTTTTTGCAAGCTTTAGGTGAAGGTTCTTCAAGAATTGCTTACTCATTGACAAGCAATAAAGTTTTGAAAATAGCTTTAAACGAAAAAGGAATTGATCAAAACATAGCAGAGTTAGATGTTTTTACGAATCCCCTTACAAAACCGATGGTTGCAAAGATTCAAGATTATGATTCTGGATATCGTTGGTTGATTGCAGATTCAGTAAGAATTTTAAATACAGAAGCAGAGTTTGAAAAAGAAGCTGGAATAAACTTTGAAAATTTTGTACAAGAAGTAAAAAAAGCTATTCTAGAAAAGAGTGAGACGACAACGGATCTTGCAAAAAACACTGTAAACACTATAGAAAATTCAGAGTTAATGTTAGGCGATGTTGTAAGAATAGAACATTGGGGTAAATCTTCAGACGGAAGAGTCGTTCTTTTAGACTATGGATTTACAAAAGAAGTTTGGAAAGCGCATTATGCTCATAAAAAACCCCCAAGAAATCCAAAGAAAATGCAAAAGCAAGAAACTCAGCGAGCTTATGCATCAACTGAAAAAATGTCGCTTGTACCTCAAGACAACGATAACTTTTCGACTCGCGTCATGACGACAGCAACGCGCAAGGTAAATTAAAATCTGCGACCTATTTATAGTAGGTTTTTATGAAAAATATGGACATTTATCACACACATTCATTAGTTAACGAGATCTATGATCTAGATAAGTCTTCTATCCCTTTTAGAAATTTGATTTCTAAAAGGAAATGGAGCAACCATCTTTCAACTAACGAAATTGATCAGATCAATGAAGTGTGGAGTAAGTTTGTGTATTCAGAATCTTTTCTTTTTGAAAGCGCTGCTTCATCAACTCCTAGAATTCGAAGATGGGAACAGTTTATTAAGCTAGAAGATGAAAAAGGTAATTACTCATTAACTAATGAAGGAATTTGGGACAAAATTAAATCTGGAGCTGGAAAAGTTGCTTCTGCAATTGGAAAAGGATTAAAGTCCGTAAGCAGGGCAGTTGCTGGTAATCGAAGCCTTGAAAAAGGTGGATCTTTGTTCGGATTGGGCAAAAAATCAAAAGCGCAACAAGCAGAATACGCAAAATTAGAACAAGATCAAAAAGAGCTCCTCAATATTCTTAAGGCAGCAACATCTAAAGATTATCCAAACAATAGAGACGTTGAAGAGTTTAAGGCTCAAACGATGAAAGCCATAGGCGATGCAGAGGCATTCATTAAAACGCATGAAGATCCTGGTGTTCGTGCAGAAATGTATAAATCTGTGAAGAAGTGGATTTCCTACCTTTTAGATCAGAAGATAGGAGATCATTACAAACATTTCATGGAAAATATGTCTCTTGCCGGAGCTATGCTTATTCTAGAGGCAGAAGAAGAGAAAAAGGAAGAAGAAGCTTTAGGAACGAAGAAAGGTTCTTCTGAATCCATAAAAGGGTTAAACAGCAAAGTATTGCCCACCGTCTTAAAGGTTTTAGGTGGAGCTGGATTGGCTGTTGCAGCCGGAATTTTGGCAACACACCCAGAAATTTTTAGTTCAACAGCACAAGCTATTGTGACTGATGACGTTCAAACTATTACTACAGAAGTAGATAAAGTTGTTGGTCCTATTGAAATTAAAGAAAGATTTGCAACAAAATTTGTTCCTGAATTTTTTGATAAATTAAAAGCAAAAGGAGATATAGTCCTTACAGGAGATCCTGGTCATAACTCAAGCGATTTCCTAGATTTCGTTGCTAAAAATTACGGAAACGGAGATCAAAAGAAAGGATTAACTACATTTTTTAATTCTGTTAACATGGCGACAGATAAAGGTCGAAATGTAGATTACATTTTAAAAAGAATGGCCGGTGGCATGGACGTTCAAGAAGCATTCAAAATGCCTGGTTCTGTAGGTGGAGCAATGGAACGTTTTGGCGGCGCCGCCGGACGACCTATATCAATCGGAGGAATTGTCGCAAAACAATTGGTTAACAAGGTTGTAAAAACGACTATAACGAGAATGGTTGGCGCAGGTGTTCTTGGTTCTGCAGGCCTAGCTACAGCCGCTGCGGTTGCTGGCGCGGTTGGAGCAGGAGGCTTGTTGTCTGGGTTTGCGATTAGTCGCCTCAGAGAAAAGAGCAAGAAAGATAGCAGAGCAGCATTCCTTGATGACCTTATGGACAAAGTAGGAGAAATAGAACAAAAGGAGGAAGAAACATTACCGGTTCCACCTCCTGAACCTCCTCCTGAAGAAGATGATGATCGTGATAGAGGTGAAGATGAGGGAGAAGCAGGACCAGGACCATCCCCTGAACCGTCTCCCGGTCCTGGAGGGGGAGAACCTGAAAAAGAAGCTGGAAAGCCTGTAAAGAAAATGACGACAGTTAATGCTAGCGGATCATATCTTTCAGGAGTTGCCAACAAGTTCTTGGACTCAATGGGTATTAAGGGACAAGACAAAAAGTTTGCATCACAACCAGTTGTAGCCGCGTTAAATGCTCTTATGAAGAAGAAAGCTCTTCTTGCAGATTCTAGAAGAAGGCTACAAGATGTCCTTCTAGAAACAGCAGCAGATATTGACATTACTGCAAAAAGAGTTGAAAAAGATTCTTATAAAGGAAACCCAAAAGATCATCCTTTATTCAATGATGTCGTTGCAGCGGTTAGAGGGCAAGAAAAGCTTCTTCCGAAAGGAATGACACCAGAAAAGTTTGCAGAAGACTTTTTACAGCATTTGATCAACAATGATAACGTAGCATTACCTGATGAAAAACAAGAAAAAGCCATTGATCTAAACAAGGTAATAGATGCTGCGTCTAAATTAGTTAAAGACAAAGCAGCTGTTGATGAAATTCCTGGAATGGTGGAAAAGCTTAAGCAAGCAGGAAAATTGGATGATACACTTTCCAGTGCTTACGGAAAAGACGTAAGCGGTATAAATCTTAATGATTTTACTAAAGGAAAAGATTGGGCGCCTCGAAGCATCAAGCAACGCGATGCTGCTGTTGCTTTGTTTAAGGCTGGAGCGATCAACGAATCAACGTTAAAAATCGTCTTGAACGAAATCTCAAAGAAAAATAATTCTTCTTTGATTGTTGAGGATGTTCGTTGGATAAAGTTGGCAGGATTGATCAAGTAATCATATCTTCTTTTTATTAAGTGAGAGGTCTGAAAAGATCTCTCATTTTTTCTTTTCTTGTACACAACATGATGCTGATAGTATCTTTTATATCACCGGCAACATCAAGCCGACATTTAAATAATCTAAATAAATCGGAGAATATTTTATGCCAAAGAATAAGAAGAATTATGTAGCGACAAACAAGAATGCAACAATCCGCAGCCGTCGTGATCGTACAGGCAAGCTTCGTACAGAGACTGCTCGGCGTGATGATGGATTTAATGCTGCTTTGACGACTGATGTTCGAAACGATTCAACTCGATTCTTTATTGATTTTGATCAACAGACAGTAGAGTTCAGCGGTCGCGAGGCTCGTACGCTATACAGACTACTTCGTACTCATTATGAGTATACCGGCAAGCCTCGTCGCTGAATGCTTTCTTGACTTAGCTTTTTTGGAGAGATTAAAAGATCTCTCCTTTTGTTTTTATAGGAGGTACTGAAATGGAGATTAGCAAACAGACTGCGATGTCATTGATTAAGGTACTGTGTCATTATAACTCTTTGACGATGATGGGATCGAACTATCCTGTTGTTGAAAACGTAAATGATATTTTAAGAGATTTTGAAGATTTTGTTTTAGGATTTGGTGAAGAAGATAGGACATTTGCTGATTCTTTTAGAACAGATGGAGACGTTTATCCTGAGTCTTTGTGCGAAATGTCTTCAGTGGATGGTCACATTAATAATTCATGTGTTGGTGAATCTGGCAAGGATGTAAATCTTTCCTTTAAGAATGTCATTCATGATGATTCAGGAGAAATTGATACATTTCTTATGATTGACAAGGGAAGAGATTCTATTGGACCTATCACATATATCAGAATGTATGATAGAGAATTGCAAGTAGCAGTTGGTCAAGGTGATGATAGAACGTGGAACTATTTTGATGTTGAACATGTTCCATCTTCATGGATTAGAGTTCTTGGCCAAGAAGAAGGTTATTTTAGAGTTATTAACTGGCAGTAAATTGTTATAACAACAATCACTTTGTGCCACGTTACCAATTTAATTTTAATAGTTATTGGTAACGTGGCACAGATTATTAAACCTTCTACAGTTGCAATAACTTTACTAAAAACGAGAGATGATTTATGCGGTCTATTGGATTTAGTACGTTCGTGGAGAATCAACGGGATTAACGGATCTGGTGTGGTCCCAATAGCTGTTTTACCATTAGAGGCTAGATTAGAAAAATCTATTAAAGATATAGAGTCGATGATAAAAATTGCAGCTAAAATTTAAAAAACGTTTATTAGATATACTTTGTTATTATGTCTGCAACAACCGAATCTTTATTATTACAAATCATTTCTTTAGAAGAGAAACTTTCAGAGTTAAAATCAAAAGGTGAAGATTGTACTCAAATAGAAGAATCTTTATTTGAATTAAAAAATCGTTTCACTTCATTAAACGAAACGTTGAATAAAAATCAAAGTATTTTAAAAGGATAAATCATGCAAAGAGTAGATCTGTATCAGCCTTTACTTCATACTAGAGTTGGAGCACCTCCATTGGTCATCAATGTGGGGGTGAATCGTTCTGGTGGTGAAATGATGAGTGGACCTGTAGAAAATGTAATCCGACCTGAGTCGTACGTTCTTTTGTCAGCACTTCCTGATGAGCTTAAAGAGCGAGTAAAAACAGCTATACAAGCTCTAATTTCTTCGATGTGATCGTCATGATTCAAATTCTTCGCTTAGGTTCAACAGGAAATGATGTAGAAAGATGGCAAAACTTTTTGCGTGGTCAATCTGTCAATAGTTCCATCATAGCGAACGGTAATTTTGACGTTCAAACAGAATTAGAGACAAAGTCATTTCAATCTAAAAAAGGACTTGTACCTGATGGTGTAGTTGGTCCAAAAACCGTATCTGTTGCTTTGCAATATGGGTATCCTTTGATGGACGATCCAACATCAAGCACGGACGGCCCTAATTGGCCGCCTAGACCATTAGTCAATTCTTTATCATCAATAGATAGAGAAAAACTTTTTGGAAAATTTTCTTATGTAGCTTCTCCTACACAATCAAATCCAGAAGGGATCACGATAACTGGAGACTGGATTAAAAACAACATTACAAATGTTAAAATTCCTCAACTAAATGGAATTGCAGGATCTCCAAAATCATGCATTATTACAATTCATAAGTCTATTTCGCAACAATTTGTTGATCTTTTTAATGCATGGGATAATGCTGGATTATCTTATCTTCTTATGACTTGGGGAGGATCATGGTCTCCAAGATTTATAAGAGGTTCTAGAACAGTATTGTCGAATCATGCATGGGCAACTGCTTTTGATATTAACGTTCAATGGAATCAATTAGGAATACAACCGGCGCTAAGAGGAACAACCGGTTCAGTAAGAGAATTAGTAGATATTGCATATAATCATGGTTTTTATTGGGGCGGATGGTTTCAACGAAGACCTGACGGAATGCATTTTGAAGCGTACAAAATGCTTTGAAGGTCATTATTTTTTCAATGTTGATAGTTAATCATTGAAATGGCAATAATCAACAGAGATATTTCTAGGACTAGGAAAGCCTATTCATACTATAGGCCTAGACCGATATATCGAGCTCTAGCTACAGAGGAAGAAATGAACAACGTTAATAACGCTATGAAAGAAGTAGTATTAATAAAAAACATTGTTAATTCTATTAACTCTAATTCAGATGCCATTGTCTGGAATGAAATTCCTTCTGGTACAGTTGACGGTTCAAATTTAACGTTTATTCTTCAATACACTCCTGAGTTGAATGGTAAGGTGCTAATTTTCATCAACGGAGTTTTGCAGGAACGTCATGATTCTTCCGCAGACTACAACCTAGTAGGTAAGACAATAACATTTTCTTCTCCTCCTCGTAAGGATTCGAAGATACTTGTTACCTATGCAAAGGCTGTTTAATTAATCATTCAAATAGCTTTTGGTTTTCTTCCTCTTTTTTTTGAAGAATTTTCTTTAGCTGTTTCTAAAGATTGTTTTGCTTTTCTTTTACGTTCAGCTATGTCAATAGCTGCTTGACCTATCTTTGTGTGAGGATTTTTATCTGGTCTAACTCTTTGAGGTTCTTCTTCTTTGATTTCTTTAGTTTCTTTTTTTGGTTCTTCTTTTTCTGCATTTTTTACTGCAGATTCATGATTCTTCTTTAAAAACGTTAGTTTTTCAATGTCTTGTTTCAAGAATGCAGTCTCACCTTGTTTAGAAAAGAATAATCTTTCAGCATCTAAAGGTATGCTTTTTATAAATGATAGAATTGCGTTTAAAACGTTTTCTAAAAATGAAGAAATTTCTTTTGACATTTTTCCTTGTGCGGTCAATTCTTTTAATTCATTCTTTTGTTGTTTTAGGTATTTTTCTACCTTTTCTATAGATTCTTTTGACCCCAAGACGTATCCGTCTACCCTTTTTAAATTTTCTGACAAAGTGCTTAATTGTGAAGTTTTTGCTTCAACCATTTCTGAAATAACTTGAATTCTTGATGCCAATGTTTTTAGATCAAAAGATTTTTCTTCGTTCATGAAATCCTCTAAAGTATTAATAAATTATTTACAAGATACTTTTAGTAAAAAAATAAAAAAAGGCCGGAAGTTTCCTTCCGGCCCCTGATCTGTTAGTCTAGATCTGCGACTGTATTAGTTTCCTAATATCAGGCTGCTGCGTTGTGGATTGCGACGAAGATTCTATCTTCAGCAACTGTAGCTACCTTGAGTTGAAGCTGTGTTGTTGAAGAAATTATATAGTCGTCACCGTATGAAAGGCGAACGCCGTTGAGGTACACATCCATTGCAACCTTCTTGATGGCATCGCTAGCGACTGCACCGGCACGGAGCGTACCGACTGAAGAGAATGCGATGTTTGTGTCAGCTGCAACAACTCCTGGCACGAATGAATCTTGCTTGAAGTTACCACCTGAAGCTGCAGAGATGATTGCATCAACGATTGACACACCCGCTCCGAATTGTGCTTCAAATTGTGCTTGGTCGCCGTCATCAGCTAATTTGAAGGATTCGTCTCCACGCGCAACGAGCATGAGATCAACTCCTGCTGCTGACTTGAGTTCCATCTTTCCTTCGCTGATTCCAACATGAGCAAGTTCTGTTCCTTCCACGCTGCCGTAGTAAGATCCAGACATCCAAGCCTTAACGAGGGCTGCTCCGGCAAGATCGGCTGGAGAATCACCAGCTGCATTGTGTGCAACTTGTGCGAAGATGAGCTCTCCTGCTCCGCCGTCTTGTCCGACCACAAGGTCGTAAGAAGCACCAGCACCCTTGCTGAGGATGAAACCGGAATCGACTGATCCGTTAGATCCTGTTGCAAGGTAGATGAATGCATCCTTTACCTTCATGTTTGTGGTTTCGATGTAGGTGAAGGCGCCCTTGACGAGAAGGTCACCATCAACTTGTGCGTTACCGGAAACGCGGAGCCCACCGATGATGTCAAGTTTAGATCCATCATACATGAGGTTTCCTTCGTCCTTCATTGAACCGTCTGAATCAACGATGTAGAGGCGTTGTGCTGTGTCGCCGTCAATGCTGATCTTGTTTGCAGTTAAGTTTGCGTTGACGTCGAGAGCTGCTTCGTTGATAGTTGCACCTGCATTGAATGTAGCTGCTCCGGTCACGCCGAGCGTTCCACCGACTGTTGCGTTGTTTGTAACGCCGAGTGATGAAAGTGTAGATGCACCAGCAGAGAGTGTGCTGGAGAGTGTTACTGCTCCTGTTACTCCGAGTGTGCTTCCGAGTTGTGCTGCGCCGAGAACCCCGAGTGTACCAGCAATGGAGGTGTTACCAGTTTCGTTTGCAACGACGAACTTGTCTGTATCCATTGTTAATCCACCATTGAGTTGTGCTCCTCCTGCGACGGACAATGAACCGGCTGTTGCAACGTTTCCTGTTCCGTCTTGTACTGAGAATGCACCGGAGTCCATTGACAATCCGCCGTTGAGGGTTGTCGCACCAGTTACGGTGAGTGTGCTTGCCATAGAAACGGCTTGAGCGAATCCAGCCATTCCTGCAACTTGAAGAGAACCAGAGAGCCCTGCTGGTCCGCTTGCATAGAGTCCACCATCGACTGATAATGCAGATCCGTCGAAGGTGAGTTTGGACTCATCCTTGAGGGAACCGTCAGCATTAACGATGTAGAGACGTTGTGCAACATCGCCATCAATCTTGAGTGCGGATGCTGAAACGACGTTGTTTACATCAAGGATACCGTCGATTCTTGCAGAGCTTAACATGTGAACGCTGCCGGTCACTGCGAGTGTACCGACGAGTTCAGAGTTTCCTGCAACGGCAAGGTCTGACATCGTGCTTAAGTCGCCCATGATTGCTGCATCTTCGGTGACTGCAAGGTCTCCTGTGATTGCAGCTCCACCTGTGATTGAAGCACCACCGGCAGAGATTTCGAGGCCTGCAGAACCGCTGATTGCTGAGTCGAATGTTGCGATTCCACCTACGTCGAGAGCTCCACCAATGTCCGCCCAACCAGAAACATCAAAGTTACCAATGACGTCAAGTTGCGATCCATTGTACATGAGGTTTCCTTCGTCCTTGAGGGAGCCATCAGCATCGACGATGTAGAGACGTCCTGCTGCATCTCCATCGATGCTGATCTTGTTTGCAGTTAAATCAGCATTGACATCGAGCGCCGCACCGGAGATAGAAGCTCCATTTGCGAATGAAGCTGCTTGAGCAACCGCGAGTGAACCAGAGATTCCGACGGAGCTAGCGAAGTATGCTGCTGAATCGAAATCAGCAACTCCAGCGACGTCGATAGCGCCTTGGAAGTTTGACTTGGTTCCGTCCATATGAACTGCAGCGTAGATTGCAGAAAGGTTTTGTGAACCATCGAGCTCGTCGTACCAGTTTGATACGCCGAGGACTCTCTTCATCTGAGAGCGAAGTGCGTCAAGATCTCCTGCGAGAGTAGATCTTGAAGCTAATAATGAACCTGCAGAGAGTCCATCGTCGAAAGAAAGCGAACCACTAATTTGTGCTTGCTGAACTTTAGTAAAAGCCATTTTACCACCTAATTTAGTTATTTTTTGCATAGTAATCGAGCACCACGCTCAATTTTCTACGCAATGATAAGTATTCGCTAACGAACTGAGCTATCTAAATAGTTACATACTAATTGTCATAAAATTGTCATAATATATTTTTTCAGATTACAAGCTCAAGAAGTTAATTACGCGGTAAAAATGTTTGAGATGTTTTAGTTGTCTACCATATTTTTATTTAAGCATCTCGTGCGTCGAGGTTTAAATTTAATATGACAACATTCGCAACAACGATTAATCCAACGCCGTTTGGTTTTTTTGATGCAGAGGCATCGTTTCAGACTGAAGCTGATTCGATGGTTCTTTTTGTAAAAAGAAAATTAGGCGATGATGTTCTTTCTGTTGAGTTAACTAAAAAAGAAATTTGGGCATGTTTTGAAGAGGCATGCTGCGAATATTCTCGTTTAATACACGAAATGAAGATAACCTCTGACTTGACTAACGTGTTAGGCATGCCTACAGGGTCGACTGACCTTACAAACAGATATGCAAAAAGAACTGTAGAATACTTGCTACGCATGGCAGAACCGTATGCAACTGAAGCATACGTCGGTGGGTCATATGATGCTACGTTAGGATACATCGACCTTGTTTCTGGGCAACAGGATTACAACATTTATAAAGACGTAAAGGTTGCATCTGGAGTGAATAAAGATCAGGTAGTGTATGACACTTTAGCTTCTGGATCTAAAGGTAAGTTAAAGGTCGTAGAGTTATTTCATATGGAACCCCTAGCGTCACAACAGTTTTTGTTAAATGCTTCGAACGTAACTAACTTTCTTGCGACGAACTTTAACTATGAATCTTACGTCAATTCAACAGTGTTCTATGTTCTTCCAGTCTTCGAAGACGTTCTTAGAAGAGGTATGTTAGAAACTGCATTTAGAGTTAGGCGCTCAAATTATTCTTATGAAATAATAGGAAGTAATTTAAGAATTTATCCTGTTCCTTCTACTGATTTACAAACAGGAAAGTTATTCATAAAGCTAATGCCGCCGCACGACCCCTTAAACCCAACGGCATATGCAGATGATTCTATATACGGTATATCTGGACCTAGCAACATTCCTTTTGGCAACATACCCTTTGCAACAGTAAATCAGCCTGGAAAGCAATGGATCAGACAATACACTCTTGCTCTTTGTAAAGAATTGTTAGGATTAATTCGTTCTAAGTTCTCAACAATACCGATTCCAAATGCTGAACTTCAACTAAACGGAGATGCTTTAGTTGGTCAAGGCCGTGAAGATAAAGACAAATTAACAACTCAAATGAAAGAATTTTTAGCAAATTTGACTCATGCAAAGTTGTTAGAACAAGATGCTTTAGCTGCAGAAAATATGCAAAAACAATTAAGATACATCCCAATGCCATTAGGTAAGTCAATAGTCATAGGGTGATGAAAGGATAATATGGCAAGGCTTTTTATCACACAAAGAGAAATAAACTTTATTTCTGACATAACAAAAGAAATTGTTAAAGATGTAGTAGGTCAAAAGATTTACTATTATCCTGTCTCTGAGACAAAGACAAAGTCTCATGAGGTATATGATGAAGCTTTACAGAAGATATTTGATAATCCTATAGTCGTTGATGTTCTTGTGAATAGTGAATTCCAAACTGAAACTAAGATCAACAAGTTTGGAATTGATGCACAATTTACTTTAGAGGTCTACATACAACATAGAGACATGGTAGAAAAAACGATCAATCCTTCTATAGGAGATTACTTTTCTTTTGGAGCAATATTCTATGAAATCGCAGAATATAAGTACATGCGAACGATCTATGGGCAATCTGAAAACATAGATGGTGTGTCTCTTGTAGGAACAAGAGTTCGTGAAAGCCAGTTTAAAGCCCTCACTAATGGTCCGACTGACATTAAGTATACAGACCAAGATGCAATTCAAGGAACGTTTGTTCAGCAACGAGGATATGTGAATGATTTAAACGGCGATCCTACTGGAGACGTCAGGGACCTCGTTAAAAATAGAGTTCTTGATGAACCGTTGTCTGGACCGAAGCAAGTGTCTCAAAAAGGTGACAGTACTGGAGCTGGAAATGCATTTTATGATGAGGAATGATTATGCCTACTAGGTTCAATTCTAAAAGTCAAGATAGGTTTGGCGTTACAGGAATAAATGTTGATAACCACCAAGGAATTGCAGACATAACGATACCATCAGTAGGCATAGAAGATGTTGATATCGCCTTATTTAAATTGTTTGAAAATGAAATTAAGTTACAGGTAGGTGGAGATAATTCTGATTTTAAAAAGGTTCCTGTGATCTTTGCAACAGGAGAAAAATGGGCCATATTAAAGAAAAAAAGAGCGTTAAGAGACAAAAATAATTCTCTCATATTACCGCTGCTTACCATATCTAGAACTTCAATTTCTCAAGACTTGTCCAACGATATTGCAGGTAGAGGAATCAACCAGCAAACTGGAGAAATCGTGATAAGAAGAAGGTTGGATAAGTCTGACAGAGGTTATCAAAATCTTATTAATAGATTTTTGTTAAAAAATCAAAAGAATGTTGCTACGAATTCTACAAAAGAGCATTTAGATTCTCAGTTGTTGACGGATAGAACTGTCGGAGAAAATGCCTCTGAGCCGTTGGCGAATGATGGAGCTTGGTTGGCTGACGTAAAAACCAATAACATTTATGAAACGATTGTCATACCATCGCCACAATTCTATAATGTTTCATATGAAGTCACAATGTGGACGCAATATACACAACACATGAATCAGCTATTGGAACAAATAGTGTCATCATTTCTTCCTCAGGCTAATTCATGGAAACTTGAAACGCCTAAAGGATACTGGTTTATTGCCACCGTTGACAACAATTCATATGAACCTGAAAACAACCTAGATGAAATAGGACAAGAAGAAAGAGTCATAAAGTATAAGTTTACTGTTAATGTAAAGTCATATTTCTTTGCAACCCAGAATCCTGGAAATGGAGTTCCTATAAAAAGGTGGGTTTCACATTCTATCGTTTCATTTGAAACTAACATTCTTGGAGGAGTTATTAACAATGAAGCTGGATCTTCAGTCGTCAATCCCTTTTTAGGGTCCGATGATCCGACCCTTCCATTGGCAGATGCAGAGAACAGAAGAATTGATCAAAGAAATGCAAACGGAACATTGCTGTACGATCCTAAAGATGTAACGTTGTCCCAAGATCCTGCAAGAAGAATGAGAACCCCTCAAACATATCAATTTGAACCTGTTTATAAAAAAACCCCTAATGGAGGTTACGTTAGAGTTTATTCGATGAATCAAGCATCTGGAGAGTCAGTTATAAAACCTGCTTCTCAAGTAGGATCAACTCCTGCTCCTTTAACTGTCGACGCATTGTTAGGAGGATTATCCTACCATATTTTTGGTGAGGATGATTGATTTTTATTTTTTGATTTTTTTTTAATACTTATAAGAGAAGTTTATTCATCGCATGAAGGAGCAGGACAATGGCTGAGCAAGTTTTTAGGTCTCCTAATTTTTTTGAGAGAGAAATTGAATTAAAAGCGCCACCAGGAGGAGGACCGGTAGGGGTACCAGCTGGTGTAATTGGAATGTCGAATAAGGGACCAGCATTTGTTCCTGTTACTGTCGCTAATTTCAATGAGTTTGTTAGCTTATTCGGTAATTTAGATCCTAAAAAATTTGGTCCTTATGCCGTTAATGAGTTTTTAAAGAATAGAACAGCGTTGACTTATATGAGAGTATTAGGCGCAGGAGCTAATAGAACTGCGACTGATATTTCTTCAACTTCTCTTACAGGAAGAGTAAAAAATGCTGGATTTAAGCTTGAAGGAAATTTAGCTTCTCATGATTCTTTAGGGCGTCACAACGGCGCCGTTCAGTTCATAACTGCAGATCATACGCTACGAACAAATGAAGCATATGGAATGCCTATGTTTACTGACAACGATTCGCGCGAGCAGACTAACAACGTTAGTCTTGTTAGAGGAGTCGTGATGTTAGCTTCCGGCGCCAGAATGATGGTACTAGATGGAAATGAAAGCGTCCAGCCGGTTTTTGTAGGAGCTACTACGGCCGACGATGCTGCTCAAGTAAAAAGTGGCAAATTTAAGTTAGTCATTTCTTCAACTCTAGGTTCAGCTTTCGCGTTCGACGATCAGATACCTGGAATAAAAATTTATACTGCATCTTTTGATCCCTCTAGCGGAGATTATTTTGCAAAAATTCTAAACAGAGATCCTGAAAAATTCGTTCAGTATCAACATTTGCTTTACTCTGATTTTGCAGTCGACGATGAAATTGCAACAGTAGAAAATGATGATTATGTTGCAATTTTGTCCGGATCATTAAGCTCTAGCAATGTCTCAGGAGAACCTTCTTCTACATTTAGACAAGCTTTCGGAGCATTTGACACAAGATTTACATCACCAAAAACTTCTAACTTTATATCACAACCTTTTGGAGCGACTGAATATGATTTGTTCCAAATCGAGTCATTGGATGATGGTGCATATGCAAATAGCTTATACAAAATTTCAATAACAAATCTAAAAGTTTCTGAAAATGAAGCATATGAATATGGAACGTTTAACGTTCAAGTAAGAGACTGGAATGATACAGATATAAATCCAGCCGTTCTAGAAGAATTTGTTAATTGTTCTTTAGATCCAGATTCGGATAACTACATTGGAAAAGTCATCGGAGATAGAAAAGTAACCTATGACTTTGATCAAGATATAGTTTCTGAAAGAAGAATAATAACTAGCGGAAAGTATGATAACGTTTCCAAATATGTTAGGGTAATAATTTCCCAAAATGTAGAAGACAAAAAAGTTCCAGCTGTTTCATTGCCATTCGGATTTAGAGGACCTGAACTGTTAAAAACAAATGATTCTTTGTCTGACGGTTTAACTGCTGCAAGCAGATTGACTGGAGTGTTTTCTATTGATTCAGTCGGAATTCTTTCTCAATCAATTCTTCCTCCTGTTCCATTCAGGTTCAAAGTAACAAAAGGCCCGATGACAACTCCTGCATGGGATGGAGATCCTGGACCTCAAGAAGTTGCATCACCTCAGTTTTATTGGGGAGTTAAGTTTGAGAGAAATGACCTTCCGTTAAATTCTAACCTTTCAGAAGTAAAAAATTCTTTATTAGAAAGCTATACTAAGTTTGGTGGAATCAAAAAGTTAGACGTTTTTGTGACCGGCTCTGGAGCAGATAACTTTAATAACAACAAGTTTTCATTATCCAAGGTTGCATTTTCTGCAGGCACGCTCACACAGCTTACTGGTACTGTTAGATCTCACATGAAAGAAGCTGCATACATTAGAAATGCAAAAGTCGATCCAACAACGTATACAATCAATGATCCTTTCTTAGGAGAAAGAATAACGTTTGCATCGTTGTTATCAAATGGCGAACCGTATGAGTTCAACAAATATTCTTCATTTGCTAAATTTACTACCTTTATGCAAGGTGGATTTGACGGATTGAACATATTAGATCCTGCAGCAGCAAGGATGAATGATAAAGCTACATCCTTTGAAACACCCTTGGGAGGTGCATCATCTACGTTCGTATCTCCTGGAATGTTAACTAATCTTGCAGGAGCTGGTGTTGATAACAACGCTGTCAATTCATACATCACCGCAATAGACGTTATGACAGATCCTTTACAGGTTAACGTTAATCTACTCGCACTCCCAGGAATTCGAGAGGACTACATAACGAACTATACATCAAAGAAAATAAGAGATTATGGATTGGGAATGTATGTCATGGATCTTCCAAACTACGATGATAGCAATAATCGTATCTACGATGATTCAACTACAAAAATTAACATCGAAAACACTGCTGCAACATTTGAGGCTAGATCTTTCGACAACAATTATGTTGCGACTTATTTCCCTAACGTTTACGTAAATGACACAGCAAATAACAGATACGTAAAAGTTCCATCATCAGTTGCTGCACTAGGAGCATTAGGATTTAACGATAAGGTTGCATATCCATGGTTCGCTCCTGCAGGATTCAACAGAGCAGCTCTTGACTTCGTCAACAACGTTGAAGTCAGACTTAATGTTTCTGACAGAGATAGACTATACGACGCAAGAATCAATCCAATTGCAACATTCCCAAGACTTGGATTCGTAATTTATGGGCAGAAGACGCTACAGATAAGAAAGTCTGCACTTGATAGAGTCAATGTTCGTAGATTACTTTTAGAAGTCAAGAGATTGATAATCAATATAGCAAATAGAATAGTGTTTGAACAAAACACTCCAGCGGTTCGTAATAAGTTCGTTGCAGATTCGATACTTCAACTAGGATTAATTCAAGCACAAGCTGGTATTGAAGCATACCAAGTCGTCATGAATGAAACTAACAATACACAAGAAGATGTCGATCTTAACAGACTTAATGGAAGAATCGTCGTTGTTCCGACAAGAGCAATTGAGTTTATAGCAATTGACTTCATCGTAACAAATTCAGGAGTTCAGTTCGTTTGATATTAAAAATTCGTAGGTAATCTGATACTTATCAAGCAAGTCGTAGGAGCGAAATAAATGGCACAGCTCAAATTTGGAAGCGCAGGGGTAACAGCTAGAGAAATTGATTTAACAGGACCAGTTGAGACATCGCCTACAGGAGTCCCTGCAGGAATAATTGGTACCGCAGTGAAAGGACCAGCTTTTGTTCCTTTAACTTATGGTACACTAAATGACTTTTTTGCAAAATTCGGTGCTAGCGATTCTAAGAAGTTTGGACCGATGGCTGTAGCTGAATGGCTTAAAAGAGCAACTTCAGTTACTTATCTTAGAGTTTTGGGCGTCGGAGATGGTAAAAAGAGATCAATCAGCGGTCAAGTCGCTGGAGATGTAACGAACGCTGGATTCACTGTTGGAGAACAATTACCTTCTTCAAATGGTACTTTATCTTCAAATCCTTATGCAAATCAAAATGGAGTTTTAGGAAGGACATATTTCTTAGGATGCTTCATGTCTGAGTCTGCTGGATGCAATTTCTTTAATCAAGCTGGACTTCAAGGAATAGGAAGCTCTAACGGAATTGGAGAAGATACATCGGTTCCTATCGTTAGAGGAGTTTTGATGGCTCCTTCTGGCGTCGTTTTAAGACTTTCAGCTTCTGCTAATATGCTTGATTCAAGCAAACCTTCCTCAGCCCTTGTCGGTTCTGACGCTACTGCAAAGGGAACCCTTTTAGGTTCATTGGTATTCGGTTCTTCTCATGAAAAGCAAGAATTCACAATTCTTCTTAACGGTCATAAGGGAACTGATTCTTCATATCCAAACGTTTTAACTGCATCGTTTGATGTAACTGCAGCAAATTATATCAGCAAGGTCTTAAACACCGATCCGTATAAGATTCAGCAAGCAGGACATTATCTTGCGGCACACTGGGATATTCACCCAACATTAGCAGCAGTCACAGGTACAGGAGTAGTTTCAGAATCTCCAGTTGAAAACAGCGAAAGGTCTGTTTTCTTATTGACTTCTTCTTTAGCAAGAAATGTTGGATCTTCGGTCGTTCCAAACTACGAAGGATTCAGAGACAGATTTTCAAACGCAAAATCTCCTTGGGTAATCTCTCAAAAGTTTGGTGGAACTCATGAAAACTTATTTAAACTTCATTCCCTAGATTCTGGTAATGGAATTTCTAATAAATTTAAGATTTCAATATACAACATCACTCCATCTTCTGATCCTCTCAACAAGTATGGATCATTTAGTTTGGTAATAAGAAGCTTAAATGACACAGACATCGATCAAAAGGCTCTAGAGAAATGGGAAGGAATCAACCTAGATCCTTCTTCAGATAGATACATTTCTAAAGTAATAGGTGATATTGAAGCATATTACGATTTCGATCGTGACGAAGCTGCACAAAAGCTTGTCATCGAAGGAAACTATGAGCTAAGATCAAGGTACGTTAGAGTAGAAGTTTCATCAGCGGTTTCTGAACAAGCGGTTGACCCTACTGCTCTTCCGATGGGTTTTAGAGGAATTTCTCACTTAGTTACTTCTGGGTCATCTCCATTGACTTCTCTAGAAATGGTTGATTCTTCTGCACTTTCAGTTTCAACATTCTTAAGAAATACAGTTGAGCCTCCGCTTCCTTTCAGAAATCATTTAAATGATGGAACAGGGCAACAGACTCAGGTTAACTCAAGATACCACTGGGGTGCAAAGTTTGAGCATATAACAAGTTTAACAGAGCAAAATAGTTCAGTTTTACAAGACAAGTCATTCAACAGCTTTACAAAACATTTTCCAGTTCATTCTACAGCTAATATAAACTTTGCAGTCAGCGATAACTCAGGTGCTGCTGACACTGATCAAAATGGAATCATTGATGTTGATAGATTCTGCAACAACTTGTTTACTCTAGAAAATGTCAAGATATTGACAGGATCAAATGGAACAGTCGTTCAAAATGATGACTGGAAGCATGCTACTTACGTCAGAAAAGGAAACATCATTGCAGATGATTCAGCAAAGACAAGAGCAGTAAGTGTCAGCGATCTTTCCACTTCGATGAACAGAAAGTTTCTTAAGTTCTCTTTCATCATGCAAGGAGGATTTGACGGGGTCAACATCTTTGACAAGGATGAGTCAGAAATTAACAACGCTGCAGTCGTCGCAGACATGGATGACGTTAACAGAGGAAGATCTTCAGGACCAAACGTATCTTCATATTTGAAGGCATTAGAGGTAATGAAGAATACAACGAATGTTGATATTCAACTTCTAGCAATACCAGGTATTAGAGCACCAATCGTTACTGATGAAGCTATCAGAGCGACTGAAGAACGTTTTGACGCTCTTTACATAATGGATGTTGAACAAGTAGACAAGGATGGAAACTTAATAAACATCACGTCTAACGTTAAGCCTTCAGTCACTGAAACAGTGGCTCAACACAAGGCAAGAAACATCAACACTTCATTTGCCGCGTCTTACTTCCCTGACGTTTTAATTAAAGATCCATCATTACAAACAAACTCAGTCGTCGTACCACCCTCGGTCGTTGTAATGGGAGCTTTAGCATTGAACGATGCATTAGGTCATCCATGGTTTGCACCAGCAGGTTTGACGAGAGGAGATCTAGCTTCGACTTTAGAGACTAGCATCCAATTGAAGGATTCAGATTTGGATTCTCTATATGATGAAGACATAAACCCTCTCTACGCTCCAGCGACAAATACTCGTGGTGGAACCGGTCCGAAGGGCGGAGTCGTTGTATGGGGACAAAAGACGATGCTTCAATCTGCATCTGCTCTTGATAGAATCAACGTAAGGCGTCTTCTCATCGATATTCGTCGACAAGTTCGAGAGATTGCACAAACAATCATATTCGAACCGAATCGTGAAGCAACGCTTGCAAGATTCACCGCAGCCGTCACACCAAGATTGCAAAGAATTCAAGCCCTTGCTGGTC